GAAAGAGGACCCCCCTGCCTTTAAAGGCATTTCTCTCCCTGAGACGCAGGTCACACGACCAGCCTCGCCCTTTGAAAAGCCATGACAAGTCAACAAAAACCTGTGAAAGCCAAGCGCAAACCAGCACAACGAGGGGCGACGAAAAAACCCTTGTTGGGTAATACAAAACCAAGGATTCAGACTCCAGCAATAAAAGGAAAGTCACGCATTGCTGAAGTTGCTGATCTTGCAGAGAAAATTGGGATGCCGTTGTTGCCTTGGCAACATTATGTGTTAACTGACATGCTTTCAGTTGACGAAAACAACATGTTTATCAGAAAGACCAATTTATTGTTATGTAGCCGTCAACAAGGCAAAACTCACCTTGCTCGCATGCGTATCTTGGCTGGTCTATTTCTTTTTGGCGAAAAGAACATAATTGCAATGTCCTCTAATAGAAACATGGCATTAGATACATTTAGACAAGTTGCCAACACAATTGAGGATAATGATTTTCTAAAAGCTCAGGTTAGGCAGATTAGATACGCCAACGGTCAAGAATCAATTACTTTACTTAATGGCGCTCGTTACGAGATCGTGGCAGCAACTCGCGACGGAAGTCGTGGTAAATCGGCAGACCTGTTATATGTGGATGAATTACGCGAGGTAAGCGAGGAAGCGTTTAAAGCAGCCGTGCCTATTACTAGAGCAAGACCTAATTCTCAAACATTATTTACCTCAAACGCTGGAGATGCGTTTAGTACCGTGCTAAATGATTTGGTTGAACGCGCTAAAGATTACCCAAGTAAGACTTTTGGGTATTGGGAGTATTCAGCGCCTTTAGCGGCAAGGCAAGACATAAGAAACCGTAAATATTGGGCAATGGCTAATCCTGCCCTTGGTTATACCGTAACTGAGGAAGCGATTGAAGAATCTATTGCAACCAACTCAATTGAAGCCACTTTGACTGAAACGCTTTGTATGTGGATTGATTCGCAGGTGTCACCTTGGACATTTGGCAGTATTGAAGCTTGTTCTGTATCAGATTTAGTTCTTCCAGTAGGTGCAATGACAGTTATGGCGTTTGATGTTAGTCCAAGTAAAAGAACTGGCGCATTACTAGCTGGTCAAATAATTGACGGGAAAATTGCAGTTGGAGTAATGGAAACCTTTAGTAGTGAAGTTGCTATTGATGAAGTTAAAATGGCAAGTTCTATCCATGAATGGGCAATGAAATACCGACCAGTTCAAATTGCTTATGATAAGTATGCAACTGCCTCTATTGCTCAAAAATTAGAACAATCAAATCATAAATTAATAGATATTTCAGGACAAGCGTTTTATCAAGCGTGTGGGGAACTTGCTGACAGTCTTTCTAATTTGAGATTGATTCACTCAGGTCAACCTGAATGGGTTAGCAGTATGAATAACGCGGCAGCAAAAACAAATGACGCAGGTTGGAGAATAATAAGACGCAAATCTGCGGGATGCGTCGCAGCAAGTATTTCAACTGCAATGGTTGTCCACATGTTGAGCAAACCTATCTCAGTACCTAAGATATTTGTCTAACATATCTGATATAATTATCTAATGGGATTTTTCCGCGATTTAGTAGGACTTACACCAAAAACAGATATTAAGGCACAATTAGCGCCACCTGTTGTAACAGACCCTTTTAGTTTTTATTCTCAATTTACTCCTTTCCAATCTGTAAGTAGAGCGGAAGCAATTGGTGTGCCAGCAATTATGCGCTGTCGCAATTTAATCGCAACAACTATCGGCGTTATGGAATTAGAAACATATTCCAAGGCAACTAAAGAAGAATTACCAAATTTACCTTGGGTAAATCAATTATCAAAGTCTGCACCGAATTCTATAATTATTACCGCTTTAGTTGACGCATTGCTTTTCTATGGTACAGGTTATCTTGAAGTAACTGAGGTTTATCAAGACGACAATCGTCCTGCAAGATTTGATTTTGTTAATAACACTAGAGTTCAAGTGCAATTAAATAAATTAAACACCTTCGTTGATTTTTATACAGTTGATGGCGTTGAAAGACCAATGAGCGGAATTGGCTCACTAGTAACTTTCCAATCACCAATTGACGGTATTCTTAATGCTGGCGCAAGAATTTTGAGAGCAGCAATTGATTTGGAAAAAGCGGCAGCAAACGCAGCAGCCGTGCCAACTCCAGCAGGAATATTAAAAAATAATGGCGCTGATCTTGGAGAAAAAGAAGTTGCTGGATTATTAGCAGCTTGGAGAAGAAGTCGCGCTGAAAGATCAACCGCTTATTTAACTTCAAGTTTAGAATTTCAACCAACTTCGTTTTCACCGAGGGACATGACCTACAATGACAGTTTGCAATACATGGCTTGTCAATTGGCGCGTTTGTGCAATGTTCCTGCGTACTATATTTCAGCAGATCAAAACAATTCTATGACTTACGCCAATGTCCAAGACGAAAGGCGTCAGTTCGTCGCGCTATCTTTGCAGCCTTACATTTCTGCAATAGAGAGTCGTCTCAGTATGGACGATCTAACGCCATCTACACAATTTGTAGCGTTTGACATGGACTCAGGATTTTTAAGAGCAAATCCGTTAGAGCGTTTAGCAGTAATTGAAAAAATGCTTGAATTAAATTTAATAACCGTAGAACAAGCGAGAGAAATGGAAGAACTAAGCCCAAATGGAAATAATTAACTTTAGTGCAGATTTAGAGGCTTCAGAGTCTCGTAGAATTATTGCTGGCAAAATTGTACCGTTTGAAAATGAAATTGGTCAGACTTCAGTCGGACGAGTAATTTTTGAAAAAGGTTCTATTCAAATTGACGAACCTAAGAGTGTTAAATTACTACTTGAGCATGACGCAAAAATGCCAATTGGTCGCATGAAAAACGTAACCGAAGATGCTTCAGGAATTTATGCTGAGTTTAAAGTAAGTAATACAACTAGAGGAACAGATAGCCTAATTGAAGCTAGTGAAAATTTAAGATCAGGATTAAGCGTTGGTGTTGAAGTTCTTAAAGGAAAAAACACTAATGGCATTTACAGAGTTAGTTCAGCGAGACTCATGGAAGTCAGCCTAGTACAGGCTGCCGCTTTCCAAAGTGCCGCCGTAACTTCAGTCGCTGCGTCAAACGCAGAGGCAGAATCAACCGAAACCAAAACAGAAAATGAGGCAATTGTGGAAAACACAACACCTGATACACCTGTTGCGTCCGAGGTAGTAGAGACCCCTGCGGTTGAAGCCTCTCGTCCAACAGTAGCAGCACCAATGTACACAAAGCCACGCATTGAATTGTCTAAGGAAAAATTCCTAGAGAATACATTACGCGCACAATATCTAAATGACGAAGATGCTAAGTCTTACCTTCTTGCAGCAGCAGACACAACTGACAACGCAGGTTTAATTCCTACTCGTCAATTAACTGAAGTTATCAACCCATTAAGCAACGCGGATAGACCATTTATTGATTCTATTTCTTCAGCAGCGCTTCCTGATGCAGGAATGACTTTTGAAATTCCTAAGTTAACTCAAGCGCCAACTGTTGCAGAAACAGCCGAAGGTGCAGCGCCATCAAATACTGATCAAAATGTTTCCTTCTTGTCAGTAAATGTCAAAAAATATGCGGGTCAACAGCAATTCAGCGTTGAATTATTAGACAGGTCGTCTCCAGCGTTTTTTGCTGAGTTGGTTCGTCAAATGGAGTTTGCTTATGCGAAAGCAACTGATGTTGCAGTTGGTACTGCATTAATCGCAGGTGGTACAGATGGTGGAAACCGTACGCTTACCGCAGCAAATATTCAAGATTTTATTTCTGATGCAGCAGTTTCTATTTACAAAGGAACTCTTGGATTCGCGCAAAACATTGTTGTTTCACCTGAGCAATGGGGTGCGTTGATGGGTCTAGTAGATGGTTCAAACCGAGCAGTATTTACTCAGACAATCAATCCTCAAAATGCTTCAGGAAATCTGACGCCTACAAATATCCGCGGTAACATTGGTGGATTAAACCTTCGCGTTTCAACTGCTTTGACAGATGGAACAGGTACAGGCGATAACACAATGATTGTTATTAATCCTGATTCTTACACATGGTTTGAATCAACTAAATACCGCCTTGAGACTAATGTAATTGCAAGCGGTCAAATTTCAGTTGCTTACTATGGTTATGGTGCAATTGCAACAAAGGTAGGCGCTGGCGCTTATCGCTGGATGGTTGCATAAACTTTCCTAAATAGGAATCATCTGTAAAGGGGTTAGGAAGCCTTAGCCCCTTTACTTCAAGAAAGGAAAATATTTTGGCGGCTACTTTTGTTACTGAAGCTGAATTAAGAACCACGCTTGGAATAGGAAATTTATATTCAAGTTCTGTGGTTGAGGAAGTCTGCCAATCTGCACAAAATATTGTTACTGATTATTTATGGAAAAATCAGCAATTTAATTCAAGTCATTCACACATAGTTGGTTACGGCACATTATATTTTAATACACCTCATGGCTTTTTTGTTGGTCAAGTAGTTACAGTAAGTGGTAACGGCGCTACTTTTAACGGCAGTAAAACTATTACTAGTTTAACCCCAACTTCAATAACTTTTGTGACTTCTCATTCAACAATAGAACCGATACATGCAACTAACCCTTATGGAACAGTTACAGCAACAGATTATGTTACATATTCAACAGTTCCCGAAATTCGCGAAGCATCATTGATGGTTGCAGTTGACATTTGGCAAGCAAGACAAGCATCAAACGCAGGTGGAATATCACCTGACTTCCAACCAAGTCCTTACAGAATGGGAAATACTTTAACCGCAAGAATCCGTGGGCTCATAGCAAATCACTTAGCACCTAATGGCTTGGTTGGCTGATGACAGTTGCCGTTACAACTCTCAGATCAACCCTTGCGACTGCGTTAATTAGCGCAGGGGAGTGGCAGGTTTTTTCTTTTCCACCTGCTACTCCCATTGCAAACTCAGTAATTGTGCAACCTGATGATGTGTACATTGAACCGTCAAATAATATTTACTCAAGCGTCGCACCTAAAGTTAATTTTAAAATAGTAATGATCGTGCCAATGTTTGATAACCAAGGTAATCTAAATGGCATTGAAGATATGATTGTTGGTGTATTTAATAAACTAGCTGCATCAACAACATTAAAAATAAGTGTTGGCAATATATCTGCACCAACTGTTTTATCAGGCGTTGCAGGTGAAATGCTTACGAGTGAGATGTCCGTCTCAATCATGACAAGTTGGAGTTAAAATGAGCGAAATTATAGATGTTCCTTCCGAGGACAAGGCTTGGCTTGAAAAAGTCGGGCAGATAACAAAAACAGAAAAGCCAAAACCATTACTAAAGAAAGATGAGGAATAACCAATGGCTGTATTTCTAAATAACAAGGTCGGCGTAAAGGTTAACACCGTTGATCTTTCTGACCATGTGACCGCCGTCACACTAAATCGTTCATTTGATGAACTTGAGGTAACGGCAATGGGTGACACAGGTCACAAATTCGTAAAAGGCTTGGAAGCCTCAAGCGTGACCATTTCCTTCCTAAACGACACCGCTTCAGCCAATGTTCTTGCAACACTTCAGGCTGCTTGGGGTACTTCAGTTACCTGTGTTTTACTTCAGGAAAAAGGAACTGCCGTTAGCGCAACAAACCCTCTTTACACATTCACCGCATTAGTAAATAACACAACCGACATTAACGGCGGTGTTGGTGATCTAGGTATGCAGGATGTAACATGGACTGTTAACGGTGCTATTACCGTTGCAACCACAGGTACATTCTAAGGAGAAAAAATGATTAAACTTCGGGTGACTAAGGCTTCAGGGGATGTGTCAGATTACGACATAACCCCTGCACTTGAGTATGCGTTTGAACAAAATTTTAAATCAGGATTTCATAAGCGGTTTAGAGATGAAGAAAAACAGTCGGATGTCTATTGGCTTTCATGGGAAGCTGAAAGACGCGCTGGTATAACCGTTGTACCATTTGGGGAAAAGTATCTAGAAACTCTATCTAAGGTAGAGATTATGGATGCCGACTCCCCAAATGGGTAACGCGGTATGACTTTACTTATTTGATTGCTCAACTAGCAGTTGAAACTGGCATACCGCACTCAGAGTATTTAAACATGGATAGATCATTGTTGAGAGCGACAATCGCCTATCTAAAAGACAGAGCAAAAAAGGTGGAAGATGCCAGTAGAGGTAAAAGGTCTCGTTGAAACTAAGGCAGCCTTAAAAGCATACGCACCTGATCTCTTAAAAGAGATGAACAAAGAAATTAGAACTGCATTAAAGGTTGTAGTTAAAGACGCGCAACAAATGGTCACTCCAAATGTAATTGGTTTGTATAATTGGCAAGACCAAGGCAGGGAAGTTAAGTCGCGAACAAAAGCTAAAACTCCATTAGCACCTAACTTACGCGCCTTTCCTAAGTATAACCCTTTAGTTATTCGTAAAGGTTTAACTTTTAGCCTTGCAGCGTCAAGGCGTAATAGTGCAGGTTTTGTGGGAATTTATCGCTTATTAAATAAATCTGCTGCTGGTGCAATAATTGAAACTGCTGGTCGCAAAAACTTTAACGGCGCTTCAGATTCACAAAGTAATAATCCTCAAGCAGGGGCGCATTTTAATAGATCAATACAGGGAACTTATGGCGGATTTAAGTCTATTGGTAACCGCCGCGAGGATAAAGGTCGGTTGTTATATGCCGCATTTTACAAAGACCAAGGCAAAGTTATTGACGCAGTTTTTAAAGCAATTAATAAAGCCGACAGAACATTTAAATCAAGATTGGGATTAGCAGCATGACAATTGATATTCCAATTGTAACCACCTACAAAGATAAAGGCGTTAAAGCTGCTCAAAGCGGTTTAGATAAATTAAGCGGCAGCGCAAAAAAGCTTGGCTTGGCTTTAGGTTTAGCATTATCAGTTAACAAAATTGTGGCATTTGGCAAAGCATCTGTCAAAGAATTTACTGACTCGGAAAAAGCAGCAGCATCATTACAAAACACCCTTAGAAATACTGGCAACCTTTTATCTTTTCCTGATACTGAAGCAGGCATTAAAAACCTAGCAAGATTAAGCGGTATTGCAGATGATTCTTTAATTCCTTTATTCAATCAGTTGTATCTATCAACTGGCAATGTTGGTCAAGCAATGAAGGATTTAAACACCGCTATTGAAGTTAGTCGCGGAAGCTCAAATGAATTAGGTTCAGTTGTTGATGCACTTAGTAAAGGTTATGCAGGAAATACTAAAGGACTTGGTTCACTTAATGTTGGTTTGAATAGAGCATACTTAGCATCTGCTGACATGGCTGCTATTACAAAAGAATTAAACAATACATTTGGTGGGGCATCTGCCGCATTTCTAGATACTTATGCTGGCAAAGTAGCGGTATTAAATAACCAATGGAGTGAGACTAAAGAAATAGTCGGTCAAGGCTTAGTTATCGCTTTTGAAACCGCAACAGGTAATCGCGGCGCTAAGGGCATGACTGACTCAATGGAAGAACTTGGTTATGTAATAAGTGCAGTTGTAATTAGGCTAGGTCAATTAACTAGCATGCTTGGCACGGATATACCTTTAATTAGTGACCTATTAAAAAGAACTACCGACGGCTGGAAGTTTTTACTTGGCGTTGACGATACTCGCCGCGATATTTACAATGAAATTCTTAAAACCAATACACGCTTAAACTATGAAGCAATGTTGGCTGCTGAGGCTCAAGCAAAGAGAAACAAAGAGTACCTAGCATTTTTAGCAAGACAAAAGAAACTTACAGAGGCTTCAGCATTAGCGGCTAAGAAACGCGCCGAAGAAGAAAAGAAAATTGCTGCTGAAAGAAAGATATTAGATCAAGTTGGTGGCTTGTTTGACTTAGATCAAATTCAAATTTTTGCTGCATTACAAAACAAAATTACAGACCAAGAAAAGTTAAGGTTGTCTTTACAATTGGCTTTAATTCAGGAAAATGCTACAGAAGCTGCTAAGTTAGCAACACAATTGGTTACTTCTCAATTGCAAACTACTAACCTAGCACAAGCTATTGCTAAATTACCAAAAGCTCTTTACCCGTTTGATGGTTGGTCTAAAGACATTGACAATCTAATTAGACAGATTTTGTTAATGATGAAACTACTACAAACCATGCCAACCAAGCCGTTAGGTTTGCCAACTGTAGGAACAACTACTTATTACACAGATTTAGCAGCAACTTTAGTTAATACAACTGGTTACATGGGAATGACTGAATCACAAATTGCACAAGAAAGATTTAAAGAAAGCGCTGGACGCTTTGCTGGTAGCGCTACCGCACCTGTAACAATAATAAATGTTAACGGTGCAACAGAATCATTGCTAGAGGAATTAAGAAATGGTCTTATTAAAGATTCTGCTTCGGGTTCTTTTGCAACAATAAACCCTTCTTCGGGTGGTTAATGTCTTTACCAATATTAAATATTAGTCTTGACTTTAGTTCAGGCGCTACTTTTGGAAATCCTTTTATACTTGATTCAGGTATTCTAGGAATTAATATTTTGGCTGATTCGTCAACACCTGCCTTAATTGTTGACTTAACTGATTTAACTAGACAAATATCAATTAGACGCGGTAGAAATATAAACCGAGATACATACGAAGCAGGTACTTGCACCGTTAGAATTTATGACCCAAATGGTGACTTCAATCCACAAAATCCAGCAAGTCCTTATTTTGGCAATTTAACTCCATTAAGAAAATTGCGCATATCTGCTACCTACTCAGGAACAGATTACTTTTTATTTAGTGGATATACAACAGATTACATTTATACCTACGATCAAGCGGAAAATGTATCTTATGTAGATATTAAAGCGGCAGATGCTTTCCGTCTTTTAAACATGGCTGCAATTACTAGCGTGGCAGGAACTAGCGCTGGACAAGATACTGGAACTAGACTTGAAAAGATTTTAGACCAAGTAGATTTCCCAAGTTCTATGAGAAATATAGACATTGGTAACTCAACAACATTGGCTGACCCTGCTACATCTAGAACTACATTAGCGGCAATACAAAATGTTGAAACCTCAGAACAAGGCGCTTTCTATATCAATCCTCAAGGTAATGTTGTGTTCAAAAACAGATCAAATACCATAGGTTCAGCAAGTGGAAATCCCATTCAGTTTAATCAAACTACTGGTATTCCATATAAAAATTTAGTTTTTGCTTTTGATGACAAACTTATTGTCAATCAGGCTAATGTAAGTAAGATAGGCGGCTCGGTTCAAACTTTTTCCGACGCTGCAAGTATCGCAGCTTATTTCCCTCATTCGGTAACATATTCAGATTTGGTTGTGCAAACTGATACAGATGCTGCCAACATAGCAGCTATTGTGGTTGGCACTCGCTCAACTACCACAATTAGAATAGATCAAATGACTATTGATCTTTATGACGCCTTAGTTCCTATTGGCACAATAATGGGCATGGATTATTTTACAAATGTTGAGATTGAGAACACTCAACCAAGCGGAACTACTATTACAAAGAACCTTCAAATTCAAGGCATAAATTGGGAAATCAGCCCGAACTCTTGGATTGGAAACTATACAACTTTAGAACCTATAGTGGATGGTTTTATATTGGACAGTTCAGCGTACGGCTTATTAGATGATGATATACTTAGTTACTAGGGGGATACAATATGGCAAAACAGACTTTTACAACAGGGCAGGTGTTAACGGCTGCTCAAATGACTTCATTGCAACAAACGGCAATGCTAGGCGGTGCTGCATCTGCTAAAACTGCAAGTTACACATTAGTTGCTGCCGACGCTGGTACAGCAATTTCAATGACAAGCGCTAGCGCAACAACAATAACCGTAAACACGGCGTTGTTTGCAGCAGGTGACACAGTACAGATAACAAATCTAGGTGCTGGAATTTGCACAATTACAGCAGGTACAGCCACAGTTAATTCATCTGCATCATTAGCATTAGCACAATATGAAAGCGGTACATTAGATTTTACTAGCACTTCAGCCGCTATATTTATCAAAGGCGCTGGTGCTGGTGCTGCAAGCGCAGTCGTTCAAGTTGTGAGTGCCACTTATGGGACAGCTACAGCAAGCTCATCAACAACTTATGCAGACACAGGATTAACTGCATCAATTACCCCAACCAGTGCAACAAATAAAGTTTTAGTTATTGTTTCACAAAATGGATGTTCAAAAACAGCTGGCAATTCTGGCAATTCTTTAGGATTAAGATTAGTAAGAGGATCAACAACTATTGCACAAATAGCAGTTGAAACTGGCTATACAGGAAGTTCAAGTTTCTTGTTAATGGGGTCTGCTGGTATTGCTTATTTAGATTCTCCTGCAACAACCTCAGCAACAACTTACAAAACAACTTTTAACAATGCGACTAATGCTTCGCAAGTAAATGTTCAAGGAGACGGAAGTTTGTCAACAATTACACTAATAGAGGTGACACCATGATAAAAGCATCTGATGTTTTAAGTTATTTAAGACCCGAAGGCGGTTGGGTTATTTGGGGCGACGATTTTGATTCTATTCGTTATGACGAAGGTGTTGTTCCTGTTACTAAAGCAGAATTTGACAAAGGCGTTAAAGATTATGAATCTTGGAAAACAAAAAATGATGCTGCTAAACAATTAGCACGCCAAGCAATTCTTGATCGCATTGGCATTACCGCCGAGGAAGCCGCTTTACTTCTTTCGTAATGAAACCTTGGCTATCAAAGGCTGCTGCTCAATTACGAGAACAAATAGATGATTCTTACACGAACCGTTCTCGTAAATCAGATGGGTGGATTGCTGATCTGCGTCATCAACAAGCAGGTAAATCAGACCACATACCCGACAAGGCAAACGGCTGCGTTAGAGCAATTGACATTGACGCTCGCCTTTCTGACAACAAAGGGGATTCAGCATATTTGGCAGATCAAATTAGACAGTACGCTAAAAATAACCGACGCATATCTTATGTAATTCACTTAGGCAAAATTGCCTCACCTGTCTTAGGTTGGCGTTGGAGAAAATATAAAGGATTTTCACCGCATAATCATCATATTCATATTAGTTTTAATAAAGATCAAGACAGTAATTCAGATTTCTTTAACATACCACTATTAGGGGGTAACTTATGAAACTATCAGAGAAACATAAAGCAGCAATTAAGTCTTATGCAAGAGCCGTTGTTGCAAGTGGAATAACAGTAATTCTTGCCATTGCTGCAGATATGCGCCCTGAGTATGCAATCCTTTTAGGTAGTGTTCTTGCGCCCGTGATTAAAGCAATTGACCCAACAGAAAAGCAATACGGCTTAGGCAGTAAAGAATAATGTCAGCCCTTGAGTGGGCTGGCTTTGCTGCTGGAGTTACCACAACTTTTATAGGAGTCATTGCAGGACTTAGATACTTAGTCAGAGGATGGCTAAATGAACTTCGCCCTAATGGTGGAAGTTCAATGAAAGACCAATTGACTGCCTTGCAAAAAGAAACAACACACCTTTCAGACAGGATAGATGAACTCTTTATTGTCATAACTAGGAAGTAAACTTAAGACATGGCACAAAGAAAAAAGCGCAAAGTTACTAGACGCGTGGGCAAGTGGGAACATGACAAAGTTATGTCAAAACTTGATACCTACGCAATTAGTGTGCGTGAATACTATTTGTCGCTTAGGAAGGCTGGATTTCCAGTAGATCAGGCTCTTGGAATAATCAACGATAAGGCTTCATATCCTGATTGGTTATTGCCTGAAACCCCTGACCACAATCCAATCAATCCTGACCATGACCCCTACGAGGATGAGGACTAATCAATTAAGCGAATCGTCTTAATTTCAGATTTACAAATACCATACAATGACCCAATCGCAACTAGAAACCTTATACGCTTCATTGCTAAATGGAAGCCCCATCAAGTCGCAACCGTCGGAGATGAAATTGATCTACCGCAACTCAGTAAATGGGAACGAGGCTTGGCTGGAGAATATGCTGGAACACTTGACCGAGATCGGCAGCTTACTAAGCAAGTCCTTTATGACTTACAGGTAACTGATATGGTCAGGTCTAACCATACAGACCGATTATGGAACTCAATCAAAACTAGACTTCCAGCCTTTGCATCTTTACCTGAGTTAAGGTTTGAAAATTGGCTAGGACTGCCTGAATTAGGCATTAAGTTTTGGCGTGAACCAATGCCTATTGCACCTAATTGGATTATCCTTCATGGAGATGAGGGGCAGGTATCTCAAAAGGGTGGTCAAACAGCCCTAGGATTGGCTTTAAGGCATGGTAAGTCCGTAGTGTGTGGACATACCCACAGAGCAGGGTTAGCAGCCTATACAGCCTCTTCAGGGGGCAAAATAGGGCATACCTTATATGGTCTAGAGGTTGGCAACTTAATGTCATTCTCATCCGCGAAATACTTAAAGGGTGGGTCAGGTAACTGGCAACAAGGATTTGGCATTTTATATGTCAATAATAAAAAGGTCTCGCCTGTATTTATACCCATTGAGAAGGACGGCAGCTTTATAGTTGAAGGAAAGTCTTATGGGTAATCAGACTGATTATGAGCCTAGAACCATAGATGAACAAATTGATGAGTTTGACAGGCTCAATCTAATATAACAAAAGCGTTATAGAACACGCCATACATGCCGTTGTAAATGTCGGCTATTTAAGTCACAATTTCCTTATCCAAGTTAACGGAACTTGGTGTAACGGAAAGGCTTTAAATGAAACTCAACGCAAACGACTTTGATCGTTTAACTGAGACTCAAATGGAATGGAACTCAATCGCTGATTGGAAAGACCAAGCGCCTAGGTTTGAGGATACAATCAATTGGAATCATAAGTTCATATTTTGGACTGAAAACTATGCTTCCACTTTACTTGCAACTGAATACTTAAATCAACAAGGTCATGATTACAGCATCTCTTTTGATGACGCGGTTGGTCAATATTGTTTTACAACTGATTACTCAGGTTCTTGGTACGGTGCAGGGGTTAAATCATGAGTCTATACGACGCAGGTTTGACAACTATCGCCATGACAATTGCAATAATAACACTTGTCGTTATTGTCGCTGCTATACGCAATAATTCTTTCCAAGCTGGTTACTGGAGAGGGCGTGGGGATGGGTGGCGACTTGCCAACCGTCACCGTGATCTAATTACTAATTCTAAGAATGAGGTATTTGATTATGACAAGCAGAATTAAACTACTAGAGGAAATACAGGTAACCCTAAATGAAAGAGGCAGCGTTTATGGAAGCAGTCGCACAAATCATGAACGAATCTCAGAATTGTGGTCAGGTTACCTTGGAGATTACATATCGCCTATGCAAGTCTCAATGTGCATGTTGTTGGTCAAAGTCTCAAGACTCACCGAGACTCCAAATCATAAAGACAGTATTAAAGACCTCATTGGTTACGCGGCAATATACAACGAACTCTTAGACTCTTATGAGGAAGATTTTGGAGTAAGTGATGGCATTTAACATTAATGACTACGAGACAGTTGAGGTGAGACTTGGAAAGTTTATTGCTGACTACCCTGATTTTATGGTACATACCGAGCTTGTTCAGGCTAGTGAAACGCGGTTTATTGTCCTTGCAAAGATTTATAGGACATTCGCTGACACGCAGCCGTTTGCTACTGGTCTTGCTTATGAGACCGTTAGTGATCGCGGTGTCAATTCAACTTCTGCATTGGAGAACGCGGAAACTTCTGCAATTGGGCGCAGCCTCGCTAACGCAGGTTACGCCGCTAAAGGAAAGCGACCAAGTCAAAGCGAGATGGCTAAAGTCATTGCAGCAGAGACTCCTAAAGTTATCTACGGCGCACCCAACTCCAAATCAGCAGCAGTAGAGACTGCACTAAGGCAGTCTTTTGTTGAAGATAAGAAAGAGCCTGAATCGGTTGCCTGGTCAATTGGTGATGTTGTTGATTCAATAGGTTCAAAGACTCCAGCAGCTCAAGAATGTCAACATGGTTTAATGCGCCTTAAAACAGGAATTTCCAAGGGCGGGAAACCGTACTACGGGTATTTATGTATAAAGGGTTGCAATCCAGTATGGGCAACTATGACTGCTAATGGCAATTGGTACTTTCCTAGTGAGGATGATAGAACTCATGGCTGATATGGAGATGATATATCCTGATGGGCTAAAGAGAACATTTACTAATAACGGCGTTGAGTTAGATTTAGTGCCTTTATCAGAATGTTGTGAAATGTGTAATGACCCTCGTATGGTTAATCTAGATGGTATTAGAACATGTGTTGTATGTCACAATGTTAATACTATTGAACTTAACAAACATGCCGAGATATGATTTCCTTTGTGAGTTTTGCGAGAAAAGCGTAGAACTCACATTATCGGTTGACCAGCAAGTTCCTAGGTGTGGCACATGTTCGGGGAAACTTAGGCGCTTATGGTCAACCGTACCAATTCATTTTAAAGGTGATGGTTGGGCTGGCAAAGCTTGAGCCAACACCGCAAACACAGAGGTTATAGAACTCAAAAGGTAGTAGCAGAGTATTTAAAGACTTGGTATCCGTTCGCCGAGTCAACAGGGGCAGGGCGTCAAGGGAGTGATGTGCTAGGTACTCCCTTTGACATAGAAGTTAAAGCAGTAACTAAATTCTCGCCTTTAG